TATATTATTGCATACGTTTATTCTATATTATTGCATGCGTTTATTCTATATTATTGCATACGTTTATTCTATATTATTGCATACGTTTATTCTATATTATTGCATACGTTTATTCTATATTATTGCATACGTTTATTCTATATTATTGCATACGTTTATTCTATATTATTGCATGCGTTTATTCTATATTATTGCATACGTTTATTCTATATTATTGCATACGTTTATTCTATGCTTTATTTAATTTACTAAAACTTTGTTAATTATTATTTTAAAGGTTTGTTTGTTTACTATGTTTGTCAAAAATATAAACTTATGGAAGCGGCAAAAGTTGAGAATACTAAAATTTGTACTGGTTGTAAAAAAGAAATGTTAGCAACTAAGGAGTTTTTTCATTCTCATAAATTAGGAAAACTAGGATTAAGTTCTTTATGTAAAAAATGCAAATTAGAATATAGAAAAAAACATTATAAAAATAACACTGAAAAAGAAAAAGAATATAGCAAAAAATGGAAAAAAGACAACCCTAAAAGGTATCAAGAAATTAGAGAAAGTTACAAAGAAGTTAGAAATAAAAAGTATGATTCTGAGAAAGAAAAACAAAGGCTAAAAAATCATAGAAAAAATCTATCTGATGGCTATGTCTGTCAATGCATGAACGTAAAATTAAAAGAAATGCCAAAAAAAATAATAGAAACTAAAAGATTGATAATAAACCTTAAAAGAGAATTAAAAAATAATAACGTTAAAATTAAATAATTATGGAAAGTAAAAGAGATTTAAATTTTGAAGTCAACAATTCAGACGATTTAAACAAGATGCTAACAGGCGTTTTAATGGATGTTAGAAGGGGAGTTTTAAATCACGAAATGGCAAAAAGTATAACTTTAGTCGCTGATAAAATTAATAGAAACAACGTAAATAAGTTAGAATATAAAAAAGTATGTAAGCATAAAAACAAGATTGATTTCTTTGAAAAGGAGTAGTAATATTAACCACAAAAAAAAACCCAGTAATTACTTACCGGGTTTTTTCATTTTATCGTGCATTTCTTTAGCGTTATCATACCAGTAACCTATTCCATGATAATCTAAGGAATCCAGATACATTGCATCGATAATAGAAGGCGGCCAGTGATGCTCATTAATTATCGATTTAATCGCTATATCAATGTTTGCAGCGTCTAACCACCCGTCTAAAAAACCGAGCAAAGTTGATTTAAAGTATCGAAATCATCCTTTTCTAATTCCTTAATATCCACCTCTTGCAGCATGGTTATATAAGCAATTATTCTCAAAGTATAAGTTCCTAACTTTTTTTGTACTTCCAAACCATCCATTAAAACATGTTTATCAGCAGCTTTTATTCTGCTTCTAATCTCAACTTTCTTAATGGCCAAAGAGGAATCTTCTTTATCCGTAAATAAAGGATATCTTAAAGTATATTCGACTTTTCCTTTTGAGTCAATAATTAGTAAGCCATCTTCAACGGCTTCAATCATGTCCTCGTATTCATCATAAATTTTAGAATCTGGCATTTGCTTTCTCCTAAATTCTTTTTTTAGATGTAATTCTAAATAACTTTTAACGTCTTTAAACGCTACTTCTCTACTTACTTTGCTCATTGGTTTTATATTGTGGCGGTTATTACACCGCCGTTGTTATTTCTCTTTCTTACCACTTTTAAAGTTGTTCCAATCTACCACCTCCAGCGATCTTAGCCGTTAGCTGTGCTGTGTTACTGTCGATTTGAATATCGCCTACATACTTACCTCGACCCCTAAAGGTAACGCCAGAAATATGAGTAAATGTCCATGTGGCTAAATCCATACTTTCCGCTAATTTTGGTAAATTAAGCAACTCATTGTTGCTTATAAAATCAGCTTGCAAAGGCCCCTCGAATGACCAACGGACCCGATTAACTTGATCGATCATGTCACCGCCTCCTGTAATCATATTTGCATCATCATTAGATCTAAAACCTCCTGGGTCCATTGTGTAGGATTCGTTTGATTTAGTAGCAAATTTGAAACTGCCTAAAGTTGGATGGTTGCATGTGACCTCTATAATGTCACCTCCTGCGTATTTTGCCATAGCTTTTTTTTGTTTTTATATTAATTAATAACCCGCCTCAACGGTTGTAGATTCAATTCTGGCAATTCCAGTTCTTTTATATCTGAAAAAAGTTTCAAAACGATCTGGATTTGATTCTCCCCTTTGAACTGAGCAACTTTCTTTAGAAAATTCTGGCTCTGTTATCAATGCCCTACTCGCTAGATCTTCAAAGTAGTCTGATAAAATACTTTGCCATTGACGTGGTTTAATAGTTCTTTGAGCATCACTAACTTGGTTATCCGCTATAATAGCATGATCTTTTACATTAAGAGTTTCTAAAATTCCGTAGCCTTCTCGGACATTAAAGTCAATGTTCAAGTTTCTAGGATATGCATACTGCAAAGGCACTTCGCCCTCTGGATGATATGTTGTAACTAGATCCTGAACTTTGTATGCTCCATTTTCTAAAATAACCGTTGAGCATCCTTTTTTGACTAAGAAATCTCTATTGTTATAATCTGACATATCCCCAATATCTCCCGAAGCTGGTACTGGCATATCTGGATAATTTTGATTGTTAACTGTTAGATGCGGCGTGTCTTGTGCTATTCTTGCAAATCTAGCAACCATATTAGAAGCTGCTTCCCAAGTACATCCAGTAGATTTTGGAGCAGGACAAAGCACATTAGTAACTTGATCTATTCTATCGATTGCGTTTGTGATTGCTGATAAATCATCTTTGTCGTCTAATAAACTTCCAAAAAATGCTAAAGACGGCTTAAAGTCAACAGCGTTGTATCTACCAGATGGAGTGACGCCGTAAGGCACGCCGTTAAATTGCTCAAGGATTTCAAGCTTATCAATGTAGGGATTAATTATAGAGGTGTACCACGTAGATCCAAATTGAGCGAGGCTAGGTAGTAAATCTACCGTTCCAGCTCCTTCTGTTCTATCTGTTTGAGAATAAGTAACTCCAGCGGCGTCTCCTTCGTTGCTTATTACAACATTGCCTTCTTTGCTTGTTGCTCCCTTCCATTTAGTTGTGAAAGTTACTACAGCGGCGGATGAAGTAGCTGTAAAGCTAGATCCTAAAACTGAGTTAACAGCTAAAACAATCTTTGCAGCCGTTGCAGTTGGCGTGTCGTCCTTTACAACTGAATAATCATAAGTTTGAAAATCTAAATTGTCCCTTCCGTTCACTACTAATGTATGAGTAGCGTTTTTTGTTGCGTTACCTGTAACTGTCCATTCTATAGATGTAGCGGTTGCATCGTTTGCTGTTTCTTGCGGAAATACTACTGTAGGAATACCCGCAACTCCTGGTGAATTTACAGGGCGTAAAATTCTTAAAATTTGATGAATTGGACTACCAAACCCATAAAGTTCTCCAGCTTCTTGAGCGGAGGTGACTTCCTTTTTTGTGGTGTCTAAAGTTCCCTGATTAGCCGTGTTGGCTTCGCCGAAAATAGCTATAATTTGATTTAGATTTGCGCTCGTTTCATTAAAGAATCCTTTTGTGATTCTATAACCAGCGACCCTAGATCTTCTCTCTAAACCTACTGCGGTTGATATTGCTGCCATAGCTTGTTTTTTGTTTTAATTGATTAATTTGTATTTGTAACCTAAATCAGTGTTTGATAATTTAACCGTTGTTAGGTTATTTGTTATTTGTACACCATCCTCAACTTTATAATCTTGATAAAATCTAACATTGTGATTAAGTCTAGCCATGCTAACAAAACTAGCATCTTGATTATTATTCGGCTCGTAAGGTTCAATATTTCCAACATTTGAGGACATAACCAAACCAGGAACAAAATCTAAAGTCACATAAAAATTACTTTGCAAAATTGCTTTAATTTGGAATATAAGTTTGTCTCTTAAATTAGTGCTTAATAAATCGCCTTTCTTTGTTGGTGTTTGTTTTGCTACCGCCCACGTGTCAATTGTAAATGTTGCATCTTCTTGAGACCCATGTTGATTTATAGATTCTGGATTCAGACTTTCAAACCTTACATTAATAACTACAATTTCTGACTTATCAATAGGGACCATTCGATCAACAAAAACATTAATAGGAAAATCATCTGACTGTAGAGCCTTTTGATTCTCTAATTCAGTCTTTAATATAGCGGCAATTTGATGTTTTATCAACTCAACGCCCGAAGGTCCAATAATGCTATTAATCAGTGCCATAGTCTCCAAGTATGCAGGTTATTAATCCCAAAGTTTCATCTGGAAAATTCTCTATAACAACGTAATTTCTTAGATTGCCAGTTGAGTCTTTTACATTAACCAAATGATTTATTAGTGCAACTTCATTATTAATATTCCGAGGATTGTAATTTTGACTAACTAAATCAGCTTCATCTAAAGAAACATGAACATTCTTACTATTAATAGGCAAACCATCAGAATCAAAATTAATATGATGTTTAGAGGTCAATCCGTCGGT